AGAAATGGCATTTTGAAGCCCGTGGTCGAATTCGACCCGGTCTGTATTGATCAGGTTATGGTAAAACGCGCCACGGCTTTTCACGCACAGTATGTCTTGCAAAATAACATCGGCGTGGGCGCACGTCTCTTGATACGAAGAAGCGGTCAGGTTATTCCCAACATCATACGTGTAACAAAGGCCGCCGAAGAAGCGAGCTTTCCCACGAGTCACCCTTTTTACTGGGTCGGCGTTGACATTTCGGTGCAAGAAAAGACCAAGACCAAAAACGAGACACGTGAGCCACAAATTTCGCCCGAATTACAGACTATGATGGAAGTCAAACGCCTCGAGCACTTTTTCCACGTGAACAAAGTGGAGCATTTGAGTGGAAAACGCATCGAGCGTTTGTTCAGAGACGGTCATGACGATCCTAAAAAGATTCTCTTTCACACACCACGCCAAGACTTTTACAAACTCTTGGGATTGTATGGCTACAAAATACATGATGGATTGGTCAAAAAGCGTGAATTTATTGCTGCACCAGCTCTTTTGCATGGTAGTGGAGCCTTTTCGAACAATGACTTGGGTGAAAAAAGCTTTGCTGTAATCGTTGATCGATTTCCTAATATCATCTATGATTCTTCGTATGTGCCTGATGTGACAGAACTCATGGATATAGACGGGATTTCGAAACGCAAGGCGGAATCCTTTTTGCAAGGACTCAAAGTCTTTCGTGAAATGCAATTGCATGATAAAATCCCTGCCTTTTATGAAAGCCCAGACCAGCAACAAGAAGCGCCAGTAAACACGCAATCACCGACATCCCCTAAACCACTTCAAAAGGATGTCATCTTATTCACGGGATTTCGCAACAAGAGCCTCGAAGAAGACTTGGTGCGTTTGGGGGCGCAAATCGCATCTTCCATGAGCAACAAGGTGACCATACTCTTGGTGTCGGACAAGAATACCATGCAAGAGACCACCAAAATCAAGCAAGCACGTACAAAAGGCGTGCGTATAATGGATGTTGCTGAATTGTTTCGACTTGTCTCTACAAAATAGCATGCTACAATCTGCCCATTTGTCAATGTCTTTTTTTACTTTTTCATCAAATTTATTGATGAGGAATATAGAAAATGCAAAGCAAACGAAAGCTTCGTGGGAAGATTTATAAACCTTGTTTGCGACAATTTGGTGATATCAATCTTAGGTTGTCTGGGACCGAGATAAAACCTTTTCTTTCTTCTTTTGACGCTTTTCATGGGACATACGAGGAAAACGAATGCAGTAGCTTGTTTACAATCTTGACAATGTATGTTGTGAAAAATATGAAAAAATTGAAGTCCAAAAAGAAATGGATAATAGTATAGAGGCGAAAAATGTCACATGACGTGGCCCACGAAATTGTCAAATTGGCACAGCAAAAACATGAACAAGAGATACGTGATCGTCAAGCATATATCAAGTTGGATATCGCATCACACAGTTCTACAAATTCCAAAAAAGCTTTCATCCATTCCTATACTATACAATTTAGTCACATTCCTAAATCAGATGACATACGATTGTGTCTTGCATATGAGCATACCTACATTGAGCATGAAAACGATGATTATCATGTCGACGTGTATGAACCGCTATTGCAATTGATGGTTCCCAAAAACAACAGGGAAACACAGCAGAAAATTTTCCGTACTGTCATCGATCTATGTCAACGCAATGGTTCATTTTGTATGAAAAAATTACTTCACGATAAAGGATTGGCAGAAATGACACCGTTTGAAGAATTGCCTTTCAATTTACAGCCTCGGATACAATGTTCGGGAATGCACAACAGCTGCATATCATGTGACGTAAGGTACAAAGAAAGCATGATTAAAAACGATGAAATAATGAATTGGTGTTTGACCTTCATGCATATCTGAATTCTTTTTTATCAAAATTATGAAATAGTTTTATATTTCATGCAAAAAAAAAGAGAGACAAGCGATACATTTTTTTTAATCTACTTCTTCGACCTTGGGCTCGGAAGGCGCTGCAGCGGGTGCATCATTATTCTTGGCGGGATCCTGCAGATTCTCGTACATGCCCCGGATGATAGGGGACGACTTGTTGGAAACCTCCTCCAACTTTTGCTGGAAATCCTCCTTGGAAGCTTGAGGGCCCGATTCGTCCATCCACTTGAACGTGTCATCCACCAAGGACTTGAGCGTTTCTTTGTCTCCCTCGGACAGTTTGACATCCGGTGTCTCCACCGTATTTCTCAGGTTATAGGTAAAGTTCTCCAGCTCATTCTTGGCTTCCACACGCTCCTTGTTTTCTTCGTCTTCCTTTTTAAAGGCTTCGGCATCTTTGACCATCTTCTCGATCTGCTCTTTGGAAAGACGGCCTTTGTCATTCGTGATGGAAATGGATTGCTTGGCGCCGCTCTTCTTCTCCATCGCCGAGACATGCAAGATACCGTTGGTGTCAAGCTCCAAAGAGACTTCGATCTGCGGCTCACCTCTCTTCATCGCCGGAATGGGCGTCAGCTCGAACTTACCCAAGAGGTTATTGTCCTTGGTGAACTTGCGCTCGCCCTCAAAGATCTGAATGGTAGCCGCAGGCTGATTATCGGCAAAGGTAGAAAATACCTGTTCCTTTTTGCAAGGGATAGTCGTGTTACGCGGAATGATTGTAGCCATGATACCACCTGCGGTCTCGATGCCCAAAGACAAACTGGCCACATCAAGAAGGACGATGTCGGTTTGTGCGCTTTCTTCGCCTGCCAATACATTCGCTTGAACTGCCGCGCCGTATGCCACCGCTTCATCGGGGTTGATAGACTTGTTGAGCTCTTTGCCGTTGAAGAACTCGGAGAGCATGCGTTGAAGCGCAGGAATACGGGAAGATCCACCCACGAGGACCACCTCATCGATCTCGCTCTTGTCCGCCTTGGCATCGATCATGACCTTTTCGACGATATCCATGTGCTTTTTGAAGAAGCGCTGATTGATCTCTTCGAAACGTGCACGCGTCAGCGCGCTGGCAAAATCGATGCCCTCGAAAAGAGAGTCCAGCTCGATAGATGCTTGCGCGCTCGAAGACAGATTTCTCTTGAGCTGTTCGCATGCTTTTTTGAGACGCTTAACGGCCTTTGAACTGGTGGTGAGATCTTTCTTATACTTACGCTTGAACTCTTGGGCAAAGTAAGAGGTAAGCTCGTTATCTACATCCTCACCACCCAAGTGATGATCTCCGAGCGTGGCATTCACTTCAAATACACCTTCGTCGATCGTCATGATGGTCACATCAAATGTTCCGCCTCCCGCGTCAAAGATCATCACCTTGCGCTCTTTATTGGACTTGTTGTTGAGCCCGTAAGCGATAGCAGCAGCTGTAGGCTCGTTGATGATACGTAATACGTTCAATCCGGCGATGTGTCCCGCATCCTTGGTGGCTTGACGCTGCTGATCACCAAAATACGCTGGAACGGTGACGACGGCATCCTTGACTTCGTGCCCCAAGTATTCTTCCGCAATGGCCTTCATCTTGGTCAGGACCATGGCCGAAATTTCTTCGGCGTAAAAAGTCTTTTCTTCGCCTTTGAAGTCGACCTTGACCTTGGGCTTGTTATTTCCGTCATCGACTACGTCAAAACTCCATAATTTCTTATCATATTGCACGGTTTCATCCGAGTACTGGCGTCCGATAAGACGCTTTGCATCATAAATGGTATTTTTAGCATTCAATGTTGCTTGGTTTTTTGCCGACTCTCCCACGAGACGCTCTTGGTCATTAAAAGCTACGTAAGAAGGCATGGTCCGATTACCCTGGTCATTTGCGATGATCTCGACACGTCCGTTTTTCCAAACACTCACCGCAGAGTTGGTCGTTCCCAGATCAATTCCAATAGCTACCATTTTTATTCTCTTCGTGTATGCTTTTGTATATTCAAATGTTCTTAAGCTGTTTTTCTATCTTTTCACGTAAAGTATTTACCGAATAAGCGAGATGCAGAGTCGTGGAGTTTCAGAGACTCGAATTCTTCGGACTCTTGTGGTATTTTGTACCACCATCCGTACGGTAATATGATGACTTGGAATGGTCTCAAGCGCATTTCTACATATTGTGCTTGAGACCTGACTTTCTCTGATTTGGATTTCATGTATTTCTTGTTTTTTGGATGCATGATATATATACTTTGTTTGTGTACGTTTTCCTCGTCGGGATCATTCGTATGAAATAGAATGAGATATTTGTGATGATTGGCAAGGAACACATCCTTTTTTATTTTCTTAACATGCGAACTCGAAACAAACAAGTAAGAGAATAATGTTTTCAGTAGTTCTACCGGACTAGATAGACTCTCCATGATAATAATCGGCACCTTTTCAAAAAGATGGTGGGGAAAGATATCTTCCACGGAAGATTGATGTATGGAAATTTGGTTTTGATCTACAGACGGATCAGTGATAAGAGAATACTTGATGTAGACATAGCTCAGGAAAAGAAATATGCATGCGATCATCGCAATGACCATCCATTTCCAATTCACCATCATTAAATACGCCTTTTATTATAATCATATTGTATTTTTCCTTCATAGTCCACAATATCGGGAGACTACCATTGCGTCTTTTTATGTTTGAAAATTTGAAAAACAGTATAAAGACTTGACATGCATTACACATAAAAGAGCATTATGTCATTTTCTTCGAGTAATGATACTATGCCTCCGCATCTAGTAGATATGCATACGAGGGATACAACTACCATTCCTGTGATCAAAGAGACCAAAGAAGAAGAAATCGATGTGGGTAATTATGTGGGCAAGTGTAAATGGTTTAGCGAGCGTGCTGGCTACGGATTTATTACCGTAGAGTCAGGTGATCGCAAAGGAGCAGAAATTTTCGTGCATCACACGGAAATCAATCCACAGAATCGTACACGCGGATCAATGAGCAATATTTTCTGTGGGGAATATGTCACGTTTGACATCATACAAAGCGTGAAAGACGTCCAAGCCGTAAACGTGCGTGGTATCAAGGGAGGACCCCTTCTGTATGAAAGCAACCCTTCATTGAGACACCTGCATAGCAAGCCTATACAATTCCCTCATAATTCCTCTGCCGCCGCGCCACAACACGTAGGAAATACAATCGGGATCTGTAAATGGTTTAATAACAAACTGGGTTACGGCTTTATTACTGTTCTCGATGGAGAACATGCTAACAAAGATATTTTTGTGCATCACAGTGGCATCAAGCCCATGTTCAGTATGTACAAGGCACTCTTGTGTGGGGAGTATGTCCAATTTGATATTGTACAAGGTACACAAGACATCCAGGCCGTAAACGTCACGGGTATGGGCGGTGGGACACTCATTTGTGATCAACTCACCTTCGAGCTGCGTGGGATGATGTTATCCCAGCTGATCTTGACGGACACATGGTCATTGTCCTGCAGTGAAAAATAATCAGGTGATGTTGAACTGTTGCCAACTGGCCGCACATTGAGTCGGCTTCACTCCTTCTTTACAAACCCAGAAGGGAACGCAACCACATTCCGCGTACCACACAAAAAACAAACTAAGGATAATAATAAGTTGTATTATATTCTCTCGTCCTTTTTTTCTTTGTCGCATCATTGTGATGCGTCTATTGTATACATTTTTAAACATCTGATTACATCAAATAATCTGTATGAATTCAGAACAGAAAAAGGAATTGCGTCAAGAAATACGTCAAAAAATACAAAAAATATATTTTGATCTCATTGGTGCATCTCTTGATTCGAAAACAGTGTCTTATTGGGAAAGGTCTGTTATGTCAGGAGACAAAACCCTCGAAAACTTTATCAACTTTGTCACGTGCAAACCCGAATACAAGTCACAGATGAAGTCACGATTCTCTCACATGTACTACGATATTATAGGATATGATCTGGATAATGACACCATTGAGATTTTTATCAATACGCAATGTAAAAATCATGCGGTATCCTCTCAAGAATTGAAAAAATATATCACCAACCTACCTTTATTTTATGAAAAATATAGTGACCTCATTCGTAATGTGTATATGAAAATTTACGATGAAGAGCCGAGCGCGGAGATCCTCGAATTCTATTTGAAGGTGATCAAACAGAGAGATGAGTATGACATCGAAAAGCTATATGATGATATGTCAAAAAAGTTACACGACGAACCGGATGGGTTGGTGTCATCGCAATGACCATCCATTTCCAATTCACCATCATTAAATACGCCTTTTATTATAATCATATTGTATTTTTCCTTCATAGTCCACAATATCGGGAGA